GTTGCAGAGACAAACGAAGGCGCAGCATTCTCAGACACAGATCAGAATGCAGCATTCCTATCAGTATCAGTCAAGAAGTATGCAGGACAGCAGACATTCTCTGTTGAATTGCTAGATCGTACTTCTCCAGCATTCTTTGATGAGCTAGTACGCAACATGGCTGCTGCTTACGCAAAGACAACAAACGCAGCAGTAAACGCTGCTCTCATTGCAGGCGCAACAGCAGATGCAACAACAACAGTGACATACCCAACAGCAGCAGAATTGCTAGGAATTGTCGCTCGCGGATCAGCTTCTGTATATGCAGCAACAGCAGGACTACCAAACCCATTTGCTCGCAACATGGTCGTATCAACAGGACAATGGTCAAACATCATGTCTCTAAACGATTCAGGACGTCCAATCTACACAGCATCACAGCCAATGAACGCAGGCGGTCAAGTAGCACCAACATCATTGACAGGTAACGTTGCAGGACTCAACCTATACGTTGATCCAACAAACGCTGGCGATGGCGATGGCACAATCCTTATCGTAAACCCAGATGCATACACATGGTACGAGTCACCAACATACCGCCTACGCGCTGAATCAACAGCAGCAGGACAGGTAACAATCGGCTACTACGGTTTTGGAGCAATCGCTACTAAGGTCGGCGCAGGCGCATTCAAGAACAACAAGGCGTAAGCCACACTTAAGTCGCTCTAGGGGGTCGGTAGCCCTCCGATCCCCTAGAGTCTTTAGAAAGGACATCATGGCACTTACAACAGTCTCAGAACTCCGTACAACCCTCGGAGTGGGTACTTTGTATACAGATGCCGTCCTTCAGGAAGTATGCGATGCATCTGATGCAGTCCTTATTCCTATGCTCTGGGCTCCTAAATGGTTTGCAGTAGCGCACAGCAACATCGTAAGCGAAGGCACTCTTTACTTTGACATTCCTGTCACAGATATCTTCTATGTCGGACAGACTGTCACTATCTCTAATTCCGGTACTAAATACAATGGATCTAAAACTATTGCTAGTGTCGGTGCTTATTCAATCTCAGTGCCTACGACTCACACAGTCGTACAACCTAAACACCCTATTGAGCCATTTGGCACAGTAACAGCTGAGACTTACACAGACTGGACAAACGACACAGCAGTCCAGCAAGCAGCTTTAATGATATCTGTAGAGATCTGGCAAGCGCGTACAGCCACCCTTTCAGGCAGTAACGCTGTCGATTTCCAGCCTTCCCCATATCGGATGTCAGCACAACTGCTGGCGAAGATACGGGGCTTGGTTTCTCATGCACTAGATCCGCGTTCAATGGTGGGCTAATGCCTCCAGTAGCGATAACAACCCTCCGCACTACTTTAGCCACTGCGCTAGTAGATAATAATAAATATCAAGTCTTCGCCTTTCCTCCATCTGTTGTCCTGGCTAATTCTGTAATCGTCTCACCGGATGATCCATATATAACACCTACTAATAATCAGCATATTGGTATTAGCCCTATGGCATCCTTCAAACTGCTGATCGTTGCTCCGTTATTTGATAACGAGGGAAACCTTAACGGCATAGAAGATTTTGTTTGTGGCGTGTTTGCTAAGTTAGCAGCATCATCTTTAACGTATAATGTGAGCGCAGTAAGCGCACCAAGTATTCTCAACGCTGGCTCGGGTGACCTACTCAGCTGCGAGATGTCAGTCAGTATCCTAACGAGTTGGAGTTAATATGTCCGAGTGGGAAAAAGAGAATGAAGCCTTCCTGAAGAAAATCGGGCAGGTTAGCACCCCAGCACCAAAGCCAGTAACTACTAAGAAAGACGAGGAATAATCTCATGGCTGTATTTCTAAATAACAATGTGGGCGTGAAGATCAACACAGTCGATCTTTCAGACCATGTTACAGCAGTAACAATCAACCGCGTATTCGATGAGCTAGAAGTCACTGCAATGGGTGACAGTTCACACAAGTTTGTCAAGGGTCTTGAGTCATCAACAGTGACAATCGATTTTCTAAACGACACAGCATCTGCAAACGTATTGGCAACACTACAGGCAGCATGGGGAACCACAGTCACCTGTGTATTCCTACAGACAAAGGGAACAGCAGTATCTGCTACAAACCCTCTTTATACTGTCTCATTACTAGTGAACAACACAACCGACATTAACGGTGCTGTTGGTGACATTGGCACACAGTCAATCACATTCACTGCTAACTCAACTGTTGCAGTAGCCACTACAGGCACATTCTAAACAACTAAACAAAGGGGCAAACCATGGCAAAGTTAAAGATAGTTCGACAAGATGGAAGCGTATTAGAAGGCGAGATCACTCCAGCAGTGGAGTATTCGTTTGAGCAGTACGCTAAAAAGGGCTTCCATAAGGCGTTTCGCGATGAAGAAAAGCAGAGCGATGTCTATTGGCTAGCATGGGAAGTAACACGCAGGTCAGGTGAAACTGTTAAGCCTTTCGGGATGGACTTCATTGAGACACTTAAAAGTGTTGAGGTGCTTGACTCCGACCCTTTAGCTTAAAGCGCGATCAACCATTCACCTACTTAATCGCTCGGTTGAGCATTAGGTTGGGGATCGCGCCACAGCAACTGTTAGAACTAGATAAGACCATGCTAGATGCACTCCTGCAAGGTCTCAGAGATGAAGCGAAGGAGGTAGACGATGCCAGCAAGCGTAAAGGGCGGCGTTGAACTCCGCAAAGCCTTGCGTAAGTTTGCTCCTGATCTTGGTAAAGAAACTCAGAAGGAAATTGCTGGAGCCTTAAAGCCAATCACTAAAACTGCTAAAGGTTATCTACCGGATGACGGATCAGTCCTAAGCGGCTGGCTGCCAAGAGACAACTCTCAGGCTAGGTTCCCTGCTTACTCTGCTCGGTTAGTCAAGGCTGGAATCGGTTATAAGACTTCACCATCAAAGCCAAACCGTAGAGGCTTTAGATCACTCGCTCGTGTCTTTAACAAGACCGCAGCTGGAGCAATCTATGAAACTATGGGTCGCAAAACTCCTAGCAGTCGCTTTGTGCAGAATCAGAATGGCAAGTTTGGTGCACAGATGAAGGGCGATGGCAAGATGGAAGGTCGCGCCCTGTATCGTGCTTATGAAGAAAACCAAGGCAAGGCTAGAGAGTCAGTCCTTAATGCTATTAAGACAGCAGCCGATAAACTTAACGCAACAGCCAAGGCGAGAGGTTAATCATGGCAAATATAGTCATTGACATTGCAGCAGAATTTACTGGCAAGAATGCCTTTAAGAGTGCTGAAACTTCTACAGATAAATTAACTAAAAACATAAAAGGTCTAGCAAAGACTCTTGGCTTGGCTTTCGGCACACAACAGATCCTAGCCTTTGGCAAGGCTTCAATTAAAGCAGCAGCGGAAGATGAAAAAGCCCAGAAGCAACTAGCACTGGCTCTTAAGAATGTCGGGCTAGGTCGAGATGCAGCAGCCTCTGAAGGCTTTATCCAGAAGTTACAAAAAGAGTTTAACGTCCTTGATGACAATTTGAGACCTGCCTATCAGCAGCTAGCGGTAGCCACACAGAATACTGCCGAGTCACAGAAGCTCTTGCAACTTGCTCTTGATATATCTGCATCCACTGGCAAAGACTTAGGTTCAGTTACTTCAGCACTTTCTAAAGCATATTTAGGCAATAACACTGCCCTTTCTAAATTAGGCGTAGGCATCTCCAAGGCTGATCTAAAGGCTAAGTCATTTCAAGAGATTACAGCAGAGTTATCTAAGACTTTTGCTGGATCTGCTACTGCATCTGCTAATACATTTCAAGGCTCCATAGATAAATTAGGTGTTGCTTCTGCCAATGTTAAAGAGATTATTGGAGAAGGTTTAATAAATGCCTTTAAGAACCTAGGCGATGACAGCACAGTTAGCGATCTTGCAGATCAGATGGAAGATTTTGCTACTGAGACTTCTAAGGCAATACAAGGCATTTCCTTAATGCTTGCAGAATTAAAAAAGATACCAAGCATTCCTGGTCTTGGTGCTATTGGGCAGTTAGATAAACTCTTTCAATTTACCAATATTGGATTAGCCATTAAGTTATTTGATGCAGCTAATAAAGGTTCGGCTAATGATCCTATGGGTGGGCTTGCACACCTAGCAGAACTACAAGCCTATTTCACAGGCGCAACTCTTAAGACTTCTAAGAAACTAACAGCAGAAGAATTAAAGCAACTCAAAGCCAAGCAGTTACAACTAGCCATCGACAAGGCTAACCTAGCCCTTGGCAAGGGATCTAATGTCTTTGACATGGAGAAGATCCAGTTAGCAGCAGCCGAGAAGAGTGCAGCGGAGCAACTAGGCAAAGTCACTAGCCAAGCACAACTGCTACAGATTACTAACGACCTTGCTCGCCTAGAGGTTAAGCAGTCAATTCTAGACCTAGAAGAAGCGATAGCCTCCAAGGATGTTGCAGCCATAACTAATGCAACTAATAAACTAAATGCAGACCTTGGAATTCTTGGTGCTCTTAATGGTCAAAAAGTCAAACTTACTGAAATTGATGACATCCTTAAGGCTATTCTGCCTAAAGATTTAATTAACATGGCTAACCTTGATGCTGCTATTGCTAAATTATTAAGCATTAGCAAAATGGTTGTTTCGCCAACGATTACGCCAACTGGTACAGGAACTGGTACATCTACAGGTAAAGCCCTTACACCAGCAGAAATAGAAGCTTTACTTATATTGGGCAGAACTGTTCCTATAGTGCCAGATTCTAGTGGCGGTGTTGGCTATTCAGGTAGAGCAGGTGATTATGCTCCTACTGGTTTCCCTGGTGCTCAAAACAATAATGGCGGTAACACAATTATCGTAAACACTGGCATTGGTGATCCAAACGCTATCGCTGAGGCTATAGATCAAGTGCTACAGGATGCAGTAAGTCGTGGAACACTGAGAGTCGCATAATGCCTTGGCTTCCACAATGGCGAGTCACAGTAGGTGATGATGTCTATACGACTGTTACCTCTGTTTCGTATGCAACTGGTCGCTTAGACATAGATCGGCAAGCCACGGCAGGCTACTGCCAAGTCCAGATAGTCAATGCCGATAACTCAGCCTTTACGATCAGCATCACTGAGCCAATCACTTTAGAGCTAAAAAACTCAGCAGGGGTTTATAAGCAAGTATTTAAGGGCACAGTCTCAGACTTTAACATCGGAGTTAGAAGCCCAGACGAGACAGGCTTTGTTACCACTGGCACTATCTTAGGTATTGGTCCACTATCTAAACTATCCAAGGCGGTCTATAACACAGCCCTTGCTTCTGCCCTAGATGGCGAACAGATCGCGCTCATTCTTGAAGCAGCTCTAAGTGGCACATGGGATGAGGTTTATCCGACTTTGACATGGGCTACCTATCCAGCAACAGTTACATGGAATCAAGCTGAAAACTCTTTGGGTCAGATAGATCAAGGCGAGTTTGACATGATCCAGATTAACGCATCTGCCTCAGCTAAGAGCCAGACTCTTGTAGATCAGATAGCCAATAGCGGATTAGGCATAATCTCAGAAGGCAATGATGGACTTGTTTATTATGCCGATGCAGACCATCGCGAGAACTATCTCCTTGCCAATGGCTACACAGACCTAGATGCAGCTTATGCAATTCCTAGCAGTATCCAATCCCAGACCCAGACTGCTCGCCTACGCAATAGCCTTATCTATAAATACTCCACAGGCTATGCATCGCTTCTAACCTTGACAGATACTGAGAAGATAGCGATCTATGGGCTATTTGAGAAATCTACAGAATCCAATATCCTTAACATAGGCGATATGCAGCAGATTGCTGAAAGAGAACTATTTCTGCGCAATACTCCTAGAGGCTCACTAGGTGCGATCCGCTTTCGGTTAGATAACCCAGATTTACCTAGCGCAATGCTGGATGATCTTATTACGGTTTTTTGTAATGAGCCTGTATCTATTGACAACCTACCAAGCAATTTGCTCGGTGGAACCTTTGAGGGCTTTGTTGAGAACATAGCTGTAAATGCAACGCCAACCTATGTCGATATGACTTTGTATGTCTCAGCCACAGACTTCTCAATTCCACCGATCTAAGAATCCTCAATGATACAATTACTCAATCATCCCGACTGGAGAACTAACTGATGGCAACAAGTCCTATATATTCATGGCCAGAGCCGGACGACACTAGCCTTGTAAAAAATGGCGCGCTTGCCATGCGTACGCTAGGCAATGCTATTGACACGACTATGGCAACAATGGTTCCAAAGTCTATTGTCGATGCTAAAGGCGATCTAATCGCTGCTACGGCTAACGACACTCCAGCGCGCTTAGCAGTAGGCGCAAATGCCACTGTCCTTACAGCTGATTCAGCAGAAGCAACAGGAATGAAATGGGCAACTCCTGCTGCTTCTGGCTTAACTTTAATCAGTTCATCAAACTTTGCATCTTCTCCAAGTTTTACTATTGACAACTGCTTTAGTGCAACTTATGACTATTACAAACTTATAATTACTAAC